CCTTCGAAATTCTCCGGAGGTATATTTCGATTTGGGTTTTGGCTTGCCCCGGCCACTTACTTCTCCATGCCTGTTTCTTGCTCCTTTCCGGGCATGGGCTGGGGCAGGCAAAAACTCAGATCGAAGTATAAGAAAGGAAGCGTGATGACAAAGAAGGTTCGAAAAACTCCAAGAACACCAGAAGAAGCTGAACGAAAGGCCATCGCAGCAGCGATGGACATTGCAACTCAGCAGATTCTGGATGGTACCGCAAGTAATTCGGTGATCCTTCATTTCCTAAAGCTTGGCTCCAGTCGCGAACGTTTGGAACAAGCTCGTCTTGAGGCGGATACAACTCTTGCTCGGGCCAAGGTTTCGGCACTTGAATCTGCTGCCCGTACCGAGGAACTCGTTTCGGAAGCTCTGGCCGCCTTTAAGATCTATTCTGGAGATTCAGATGCGGAGCTATGACGAACTTTCCCATTTGCACTCGTTCGAGGAGCGACTAGCATATTTGTCTCTTGACGGAGCATTCTTTGGCGAGACGTTTGGCGGGTCCAGGTGGATGAACCAAGTTTTCTACCAAAGTGCTATTTGGAAGGAAGCCAGGACTAAAGCGATCGCAAGAGACCTAGGCTGCGACCTAGGGATTGAAGGATATGAGATTTACGACGGTATTGTTGTGCATCACATTAATCCTCTCACTCCACGCCAATGCGAGGATTTCGACCCCTGCATGTGGGATTTGGATAATCTTATTTGCGTGAGTCGTGATACTCATAATGCAATCCATTACGGAACTCCGGCGCTAGCACTCGATAATTTCAATCCTAGAATGCCAGGGGACACAAAATTATGGTAGGAGGCTGAATGTCAATTCTACACGACACAAAGACCTACCTCGGGTTGATGGAGGACGACACAGCATTCGATAGCGAAGTTAAGGATGCCATTGACAACGCTTTGGCCACCGCGACTCAGCTAAACCGCGAAGTCGGCGACCTATCGTCCGAGGCAGATTACCCCGCCACGGCTCTTGGCCGAATCCTGCGTCAGTACATTAACTTTTCGGTTCGCCTGACGTTCGATCCGCCGCAGACCTCGTTTGCCATCAAGGCAGTCGAGGCTTTGCAGAAAGAGGCAGAGTGGCGACTAACCATTCAATGATGGGAGAAAACTATGAGTGAGGAAACTCTATCTCATTATGGAATCCTCGGTATGAAATGGGGAGTCCGAAAGAAACCTGAGTCTTCCGGCGGAAGTGGCCTTCGCTCTTCTGAAGAGAAGAAGAAGATCGGCGAAGAAATTAATGCCGATGTGTTCAAGAAAGAGCGCGCCAAGGCGGCGAAGGCTGCTGAGAAGGAACGCAAGAAGCAAGAAGCAGAGGCTAAGAAGGCTGCTAAGAAGGCTGCCTCGGATGCCAAGAAGGCTGCTGCTTCCAAGAAGCGCTCTGACAATAAGGCTGAGCGAGCCAAGAATGCGGCTGAGCGAGCTCGTAAGAAGCTCGAGAACCAGAAGTTGCGAGAAGCTCGCAAGGCCGAAGCCGAGCGTAAGAAGAAGCAGAAGGAAGCCGAGCGCGCTGAGAAGAAGCGCAAGGCCGACGAGAAGAAGGCTGCTAAGGAAGCTGAGAAGAAACAGAAGGAGCTCGAGAAGCAGAAGGTTCCTAAGGGCGGCATCACAGCTGCTATGCGGAAGGAAGCTCCTCGTCATCTGACTTCTACGGATCTCATAGAACAAAATAAGCGTCTCAATCTTGAGAAGCAAAACTATGAGCTAAAGCAGAAGCTCAAGGAGTACGAGAGTCAAAATAGGAGCGTTCTGTCAAAAACGGCAGAACTCTTTGCGGATGAAGCCCGCAAGAACCTGACGAAGTACGCTGCCAAGACCGCAACGAACATGCTGACCGCCGCGCTCGAAAGTAAGCTTACCGGTAGCGAGTACGAAGGAGTTGCGAAGATGGCTAAGGACTCCTTTAATCTCGAAGCACTACTCAAGAACGCAGTCGAAAAGAAGAAGAAGTAGGCATGGCGTTATCGAACACAGCCACGCCAAAGTATTACGCACAATTCCGCGAGAAAGTTCTCAACGGAGAAATTCCAGTATCTCATACGATTGAGATGGAGATGAACAGGATTGACGATTTAATCGCCAACCCTAGGTATTACTACGACGATAAGGCTATCGACGGGTTCATTGCATTTTGTGAGAACGAAATGACCCTTGTCGATGGCAGCGATTTAACCCTGCTAGATTCATTCAAGCTATGGGCCGAATCCCTTCTTTCGTGGTTCTATTTCGAAAAAGTGACGAAATTCATTCCCGACGAGACTGGTCATAACGGTAAGTATGTTCAGGTCGACGTTAAGAGACGCTTGGTTAACAAACAATACCTTGTCGTCGCACGTGGTGGCGCCAAGTCCATGTACATGGCATTCATTCACGCTTACTTCCTGACGATCGACCCTACCACAACGCACCAAATCGCCACAGCACCAACAATGCCGCAGGCCGAGGAAACACTATCCCCGTTTAAAACCGCTATCACACGCAGTCGGGGGCCTCTGTTCAAGTTCCTGTCGGCCGGCACAGTACACGCCACTGTCGGTGCGAAGGCTAATCGGGCTCTGTTAACTCCGACTAAGCGAGGTATCGAGAACTTCTCAACGAATTCCATTCTTGAAGTTCGCCCCATGAACGTCGACAAGCTTCAGGGCTTGCGGTCCAAGGTGAATACGATCGATGAATGGCTTTCGGGCGATGTTCGCCAGAACGTCGTTGCCGCGCTCGAGCAAGGAGCATCCAAGCTCGATGACTGGGTGATTCTTGCTGTCTCGTCCGAAGGCACAGTTCGAAATGGTGTTGGCGATTCCATCAAAATGGAATTGCTTTCAATCCTTAAGGGCGAATATTACGACCCACACACGTCGATCTGGTATTACAGGCTGGACGACGTGTCTGAGGTCGGGGATCCAAACATGTGGGTAAAGGCCCAACCCAACCTTGGGAAGACTGTATCTTACGATACCTACCAGAGGGACGTGGCGAGAGCCGAAAATGTGCCATCCGCACGGAATGACATCCTTGCGAAACGGTTCGGAATCCCATGTGAGGGATACACATACTTCTTCAAGTATGAAGAAACCATTCCTCACAATCCACGGGAATTTTGGCAGATGCCGTGTGCTATGGGAGCCGATCTCTCCCAAGGCGACGATTTCTGCGCCTTTACGTTCTTGTTCCCGTTGCCCACGGGTGACTTCGGGGTCAAGACGCGAGCGTACATTACGACTCGCACATTCGATAAGCTCCCTGCTGCCGGACGTGCAAAGTACGAGTCGTTCATCCGAGAAGGATCTCTCCAGGTCATGGACGGTACTATTCTAGACATGATCGAAGTCTACATGGATCTCGACGAATACATCTTGAGGTCTGAGTACGATGTTCGAGCGTTTGGATACGACCCGTACAACGCCAGAGAATTCGTCGAACGATGGGCGACAGACAACGGCCCCTACGGAATCCATAAGGTTATTCAGGGTGCTCGAACTGAGTCGGTTCCGCTGGGCGAACTCAAGAGTCTGGCTGAAGACCGAAGACTTATCTTCGATCAAGAGCTATTCTCATGGGCAATGGGTAACACCATCACCCTTGAGGACACCAATGGCAACCGAAAGATCTTGAAGAAACGAATGGATCTCAAGATCGACAGTGTAGCTGCCTTGATGGATGCCTGGGTAGCCTACAAAAACCAACTCGACGACTTCAACTAACGAGAGGAGGTACTATGGGTATTATGTCCCGCTTGGCGCGGGCGTGGAATGTGTTCGCACATGACCACCCTGAACGGTATGCGCGTAGTAATTACAGCGAGTACCGACCAAGCTACAGGTCGTTCGGGTCAACGAACCTGGTCCAAACACTTTACAACAAAATTGCTTTGGACGTGGCGAACACTCCGATCCGTCATGTTAAAGTAGATCAAAATGGTAGATACGACAGTGAAAAGGATTCCTCGCTGAACGAATGCTTGTCACTGATGGCAAACATCGATCAGACCTCGAACGCTCTAATCTACGAGCTTGTCTATACGATGCTGGAGACTGGATCAGCTGTTCTAGTTCCAGTTGATACGGACACGGCATTGAATGAGGAAGGCTCGTTCGACGTCCTGTCTCTTCGAGTTGGACGAATCGAGAGTTGGTATACCGACTCTGTCGACGTGAATCTGTATAACGATCGTAGCGGAAAACGGGAAACTATTCGAATTTCCAAGAATTCCGCAGCAATCGTATACAGCCCCCTGTACGATGTCACAGCCAGCAACAACTCGTTGGCGAATCGACTTGCGCGGAAACTTGATGCGCTTGATGCGATCGACAATTCTGCTCTGGGTAAGAAGTTGGATCTGATCATTCAGCTTCCTTACTCGGTTCGAGGCGAATTGCGACAGCAGCAAGCGGAAACTCGTCGAGAAGCCATCGAACAACAGCTCCGAAATTCGGAGATCGGCGTGGCGTACGTCGATGGCGCTGAGAAGATCACTCAGCTCAATCGTCCAGTTGAGAACAATCTGCTCGATCAGGTGAAGTACCTGTCTGAACAGTTGTACAACGCTCTCGGTTTCACTGAGAGCGTGTTCAACGGAACGGCAGATGCTGAAACCAACCTGTCCTATTACAACCGGACAGTCAAGCCGATTCTCGACACCATCACCAAGTCTGCGACAATGGTCTTCTTGACGAAGACCGCTAGGTCGCAGGGCCAGCGTATTATCTACGTGAGGGATCCCTTCGCGGCGACCTCGCTAGACAGTATCTCGTCGATGGCGCAAACCTTCATCACCAACCAGGTGATGACTCCGAATGAGATCAGGTCGATCATCGGATTGCCGCAATCCACTGATCCCAAGGCGGATCAGCTAGCTAATCCGTATACGTCTTCGGCCAATGCCGATGCACGTTCGTCATCCAACCAGGAGGTTCAAAATGGCAGCACATAATGATGTTGCAGATTTCGATGGCTGGGCAACAGTCGCCGGAATCAAATGCTCCGATGGGCGAGTGATTTCCCACCACGCATTCGAGCAAAACGACGGGGCTGTCGTCCCCCTCGTTTGGCAGCATGGTCACGATAATGTGACCAATGTTCTCGGGCACGCTCAGCTCGAGAAGAAGCCTGAGGGCGTTTATGCCTATGGGTTCTTTAACGGATCCCAACAGGCGGAACACGCTCGCGAGTTGATCGAGCATGGCGACGTTACTGCCATGTCGATCTTCGCGAACAACCTTAAGCAGGAGGGCAACGTTGTCCGACACGGCAACATTGTCGAAGTGTCTCTCGTGCTTAAGGGCGCAAACCCTAAGGCGACAATCAAGAACGTCACCATGGCGCACTCTGATGGCGAAGGTTACTCCGCGATCATCAAAATGGGTGAGAGTGACGTGTCTCACGAAGACTTCGAGGGCTCCGAGGAATCGGACTCCGAAGATGAGTCCTCTGATGAGGACAAGACCATCGGTGAGATCCTTTCCACTCTCACCGAAGAACAGCTGGAGGCAGTCAACTATCTGATTGCAGCCGCCATCGATGGGGAGTCTGAAGACTCCGAAGAGACCAACGAAGAAACCGAGGAAAATATGCAGCACAATATCTTTGAGGGCGACAAGGCCCCCGAGAATACGCTCTCGCACGCTCAGTTCGCTGAGATTGTCGAGACAGCCAAGCGGAACGGTACATCCCTGCAGGACGAACTGCGCCATGCAGACTACGGAATCGAAAACATCGGCTATCTGTTCCCTGATGCCAAGAGCATCACGGACGAGCCGATCACCCTCGACCGCGACCAGAGCTGGGTGTCTGTCGTCATGCAGGGCACCAAGCACTCTCCGTTCAGCCGCATTAAGTCTATCTTCTCTGATATCAGGGACGATAAGGCGAGGGCGAAGGGCTACGCCAAGAAGGCGGCGAAAAAGACGGATGAGGTTATCAAGCTCCTCATGCGTACGACTTTGCCGACCACGATCTATAAGAAGCAGAGGCTCGACCGCGATGACGTCGTCGATATCACCGACTTCAACGTCGTCGCTTGGCTGAAGAAGGAAATGGTCGGAAAGCTCAACGAGGAAATCGCGCGAGCGATCCTCCTGGGCGACGGCCGCACCGAATCGGATCCGGACAAGGTCAACGAAGAGGCCATCCGTCCGATCGTTAAGGAAAACGAACTCTACGCGATTCACAAGGTTCTGGAACCTACGACGACCGACGATACTCTCGTCGATGATATCGTCCTGGCCTCCGCGGATCTGGAAGGCAGCGGTTCGCCCACCCTGTTCATCGACAAGAAGCGCAAGGTCCAACTGCTCCTGCAGAAGGACAAGAACGGCCGTCGTATCTACGAGACCGAGGCTTCTCTGGCTGCTGCCATGGGCGTCTCGAAGATCGTCACAGTTCCGCAGATGCGAGACTTCGAACATCAGGTCAAGGGTGTCAACACCGAACTCCTTGCCATCGTGGTCGACCTGCGCGACTACACGATCGGTTCGAACGCCGGCGCTGAGCTCGGCATGGCCGAAAGCTTCGATCTGGACTTCAACCAGATGAAGTACCTGACGGAAACCCGTCTTTCGGGTTCCCTGACGGCACCGTACTCTGCGTTGACTGTTTCCCGCAAGAAGGCCTAAGGCTAATGTCACGATTCAGCGGTAAGCTGGGTTTCGTGATGACTCGTGAGACGGAGGAAGGTGTTTGGCTCGAAGACGTTGTTGAAATTCCTGTCAAGGGGACTATTCGTAGTCTCTGGGTCAGGAACGATAACAATGCCTCGGTCAACACTGACCTTCGTCTCACCAACGAGATCAGCGTTCTGATGGACACCAAGATCAAGACCCATCTCGAAACTCTGAAGTATGTAGTATGGAAGGGTTCAAAATGGGAGGTACAGTCCATCGGTGTGAACTACCCACGGCTGACCATCAACCTAGGGGGACTCTATGCGCACGTATAGAGATCTCCTTCATCTTCTTCGGAAGGCGGTAGACCATGACAGGGTCTATTTTCAGCCTCCGGAGAATCTAAAACTGGGGTATCCCGCAATCGTCTTTCATCTGACAAAGATCAAAGTCGACCACGCGGATGACGTACCCTACAAAGGCGCTCGGGAGTACATGATTACTCTCATCTCCAAGGATCCAGAACCCGGTGCTCTTGAGGAGATTCTCAAGATCCCGTATACGACCCTTGACTCAACCTATATTTCAGACGGAATGAACCATTTCGTCTTCACAAGCTACCTCTAAGGAGAAATCATGCCCCAGATCAAGTGGGACGAAGAAGGTCAGCACCTGTATCACACTGGTGTTAGTAAGGGTGTTCTGTACCCCTTTAACACTACGAATAACCGGTACGGTGCCGGTGTTCCCTGGAACGGTCTTAAGACCGTCACCGAGACCCCGGAGGGCGACGAGGCGTCCGATATTTATGCGGACAATCTCAAATACTTGACGCTGATGAGTGCTCCGTCCTTCAAGTTTACAATTGAGGCGTACACCTATCCGGACGAGTTTGCCGTCTGTGACGGCACAGCTCAGCTGGTTGAGGGTGTGAATCTCGGTCAGCAGCCTCGAACTCGCTTCGCGTTCAGCTACTGTACGAAGGTCGGAAACGACACCAAGGGCGATGCCTTTGGTGAGCTTCTGCACATCATCTACGGCGCGTCTGCTGCTCCGTCGGAGCGCGCGTACAATACGGTCTCCGATTCGCCGGAGGCGATTTCCTTCTCGTGGGAGTGCAGCACCATCCCGATCCAGGTCGATGGCTTCCAGCCCGTCTCCGTCATCACGATCGATTCGTCTAAGCTGGAAACAGCAAAGTACAAGAAGATCTGTGATAAGCTCTATGGCGTCGGCGGTGCGGGTGGCACTGCTACCCCGACGCTGGTGATGCCCAACGAGATCCAAGGCCTTCTGGCTTGATTTCTCTGGAGCTTGATTTCCCGGGGGAGGAGCGGTTCGACGAACGTACAAACACGTTCATTACGATGGAGCCGTATACGATTACTCTTACGCATACCCTGTCTGCAGTGGCTGAGTGGGAATCTGTTTATAAACGGTCGTTCCTTGAGACCCCACCGCAGACTGGCGAAGAGTTAGTGTACTACATCCGTTGTATGTCAGACAAACCCCTCCCCCGGGATTTCATTCAACGACTTGATCAATCCGTTCAAGTCAAAATAGCAGACTATTTGTCTGATACTGCTTCGGCGACGGTTCTCATGAGCCCGCCATCACATGGCGGACCCCGAGACACCATGACCAGTGAACTAATCTACTGGTACATGTCTCAACTGGGCATCCCATTCGAGTGCGACAGGTGGAACTTGAACCGGTTGCTGACGCTTATTCGTCTTGCCGCAGCCAAACAAAACAACAACAAGCCAGATGCGCGGGCCTCAGCTGCCCAGCGTGCGGCTATGAACCAGGCCCGACGGGCCAGAACAGGAAGTAGAGGATGATCAACATTCCCGCTGACGCTCAGCGTCCCGCTGGACCCGATCCACATGAGGATGCCGACCGCGCAATTTTCGAGGGGAGGCGCTCTTGAGCAAGATCGATGAAGTTCTGGGCCACGCGAGCTATCGAATCGGCTACTACGCCCCCGACG